CATAGCGTAGCACTCTTGGTATTACCCAGGAGATTTTATAATCGGCCCGAAGGCACGATCATCTGCGGAACTCAAAACATGATGTTCCGGACTGACGCGTGTATCGGCCTGTGTGACTGATCGTCACGAAGGTCGATGTTCGGCGAAGGCGACGACCCGAAGTTTTACTTCGGATCGTCTGGATCGGTGTGAGCTCTTTAGTAATTAAAAGAGGCTCACTGGAACCTAGCACTCCAGTCTTCGAATCTATCAGAAGCTGAGTAGAGCTAGGACAATCGACTTGAGCGCTTCCAGCAGCGTAATCGTAAGCTGGTCGAGCCAAGTCCCGAAGTCGCAACCAGACATAGGGTTCATGTCGCACCTCCTCTCGTAAATCAGATACTAGTCTGAGATACGAGAATCGGTAAACTCCATGACCCACATGCTTTGGTTTTGCGCACTTGGCCGCCTTCAAAAACTGCCAGAAGGCGAGAGTTGGACACTTAATTCCTGAATCATCAGGAAAATTGCGCGGCACTAACTTACAACTGTTAGTCGTCCGTTCAATCTCTGAGGTCAGGTAACTAAGAGTCCGTTCGATCTCATACTCAGACCAGCGCGTCAACAATCCGTTGACGAACTTGTAGAGTATGGCCTCGTAGGCTTTTGCACCTACGGATGCCGACCCGTTCTGTGGTTGGAACGGGCGAACGTCCACCCCGCGGTAGTAATCACCACCGCAGGATTCCCTGAAACCGCCTTTGTGAAAAGTCTTATCAAGATTAATCACAAAGCCGATCTTACCGAAATAATGAACAACCTCGGAGTGCATGCGTGACGCATAAATCATATCGTCACCATATACTGAGATCGTTCGCCTATCAAAGCGGTCAAACATGGTCGCTTGGATGGCCTTCAGTAAGGACAGGAAAACCAACGTTTGCAAAGGAAAGGTATACCCGATTCCCATTGTGCAGAAGGTTAAACTTTCTACATAAGAAGAATCTGGCAGCTCAACGGTTGAAATTCTTGACTGATCCAGAATTTTGAACCAGTCAGGAGGAAACAATCGTTGAACAAGGTCTCGGGTTATACAGTCCGAGGCACTTGACAAGTCGGCCGTTACATGAGTATCATGTAACGAAGCACGACAAGCTAGAAATCGGTGTCTCTGTTGAAGAGACGAGATATCATAGCCTTTCCTTTTAAGTCGTTTCCGGATCATCTCTCCAAGACCGTAGCTCATATAAGAGCCTATAGTCGTGTTGGGCATGATCGATCGGAAGGACTTAAACGTTTTGGGGACTAGCGTCAGTTTAAGGGAACTCACCTCATGGTAGACGGATCTCAAAGGATCACTTGTCAATTGACGCAGCCAATACTCTTGGACTGAGTCAACTTGACTCATTTCTGAGTCAAACCATGCGATTTGTTCATGAGAGCCGGAAATAGGCAACTCCCAACGTTCAGCCTCAGAGGCTAAACGAGCAGGAATGCCTACCGACGCCCGTCTTCCAAACCTACAGAGGTGACGATGTTCTTCATCGTCGTACTTTCCAAGAACCTTGGAAATGTACCTAGCCGCGAGATTCATAACAGTCTGACAACGCACATCAAGGCTGTTAAGATCTATTCCGGCTAGACGATCTTGAGTTGACTTAAAACTATTAATAGCTTTATTTATCAACTCATCGTCGCTATAGGTATCCTCACGGAACCTGTACCTCTTGATCACCGACTGGATTTGGTAAGCTGACTTGAATTGCTCAGCGTCCATTTCGTCTGTCGGGGTAGGAAGAATCTCACGTAAACTGGGTATAGTGCCATGGTTAATTTCAACCAGGGCATTACTGCAAAACCCAGGGTCGTTGAGATTCCGTTGGAAGTCCCTTATA